TCCTAATAGAAACATTTCCAGCCATATTTCAAACTCACGAAATTATTTATGCATTAAAAGATAGAATTGTTGGATTGAATTGTGGAAGATGGGACTATATTTTTAGTATGATGAAATCATTAAATACAAAAATAGAATTTCCTGACAGAAATACATTAACTATGACTCAACCATTTATGGAATCATATGTTGAACAAATAGTAAATACTTGTCATGAACGAGGTATTCATGCAATGGGAGGTATGTCTGCCTTTATTCCTACAAAAGATCCTCAAACAAACAATGAAATTATTAAAACTATATTACAAGATAAAGAACTAGAAATAAATAGAGGATGTGACGGGGCATGGGTTGCCCATCCAGATTTAATAAGTCCAATTAAAGAATTATTTAATGAAAAACTTAAAGAAGATAATCAAATAGATAGTTTTGTAGGAACCAAATCTTTAGTTGAAAATTCTAAATTAAGACAATTAGACTGTAAAACACAATTCACACAAAAAGAATTAGAAAATAATATATCGGTGATATTACAATATATTGCTGCGTGGCTACATGGTAATGGTGCAGTTGCAATTAATAATTTAATGGAAGATTTGGCTACTGCTGAAATTTCTGCCGCCCAATTAAAAAATTGGAAACACTTTAATACTTCATTAACTAAATTACACAATTCAAATAAATTTAGTGATATTTTTAATGCAGCATTAGAAAATCAGTTAGATAAATTAAAACAGCATAATCAGGTAGAATATGCACAACAACATCTCAATACAGCCAGTTATATTTTGCTAGAGTATTTAGACAGTGATGCACCATTTTTACACGACATAGCAAATAAACATTTAAAATATGATCGACAATTCGACTGTCATACATTTGAACAATCAACATTGGATTTATTAGGAGGAAGCCATAAATATCTATCTGGAGTTGAATTAACTAAACACAGAGGTGAATTTCTTAATAGATATTTATATGAAGAAAATAATGATGCTTATAAATTTCTAGGTACAAGTAACGGAGTTTCCGCTGTAAATGTTGTTGCAGGAGGTAAAGGTAAAGTAGGACCATATTCTGGAGGTTGGCAGGCAAATGCTATGAAAAATAGATTAAGTATGAACTTACCTGATACACTCCATGTTGCGGTGGAAGATGTATCAACCTGTGCCGAAGAAATGAACTATCATTTAGAAAAAGCAGACCAGGTTCAACATATTAACAAATCCAATAATCCTGATTTTGATGATTGTGTAAACTATTATGATTTAGCACTTCTTGCTGATTTGGAACAAGGATGGAGTATTCCTGAAAAAACCAGAATTGCAGTTAAAAAAGCAATACAAAATGGTGTGAATGTTATTCACATTGAAGACCAGGGTGTAGCAAAAAGATGTGGTCATTTGGGCGATAAAGAATTAGCAACATATGAAGATTATGCTGTTATTATGAGTTCAGCAAATTTGGCAGCACAAGAGTTATTGGGTTCAGAACAAGCAGAAAAGCAATGGGTAAGATTTGTATCTAGAACAGATGCCTATTCTGCTAAGAGAATTCATAATTCAGATTTATTGAGGGACCCAGAAAATCCAGAACATAAATTCATAGATTGGAACCGTGGAGCAAGTGATGATGGTAAATATTTATTTTTGAATCAGGGGACTAATCCAGAAACAGGAAATAGATGGGGATTAGATTTATCTATTTTGAGGTCTACTAGAATAGTAGATGATGGATTAGCGAGTCATGTATGGATGGAAACACCAGATGCTGATTTACAGGTAGCAAAAGATTACTTAACAACTGTAAATAAAAATCTTAGTAAAAAAGGAAAAAGGGCATATGGTTTATATAATCATTCGCCATCTTTTGACTGGGATGTGAAATTTTTTGCAGAAGCCGAGCCTTTTGCAAATAAATTGTGTAACTATGTAACAAATGAAGCCTTAAATTATGCAAATAGTATGTTAGAACCTTCAAATTTCATTACGATGAATCGTTTATTGGAAAAAGGCTACAGAAAATCATTAGAAGATATTGTTAAAAGATTTTTAGAAAATGAGGGGGAAAAAGTGCAAGGAGACCATTTATTTTCAGAAGATAATATACAAAAAATAACACAGCATGTAGTGGATAAATTAAAGGGAGAAGAAAAATGGAAAATCAGAATAAACAAATTAAAAAATACAAGTGATAGTTTTATAGGACAAACATTAAATAAAACATTAGATAATAATATATATAATCCTATTGAAAAAATTACAGAAATTATTGTAGACCAGCGTTTAACTAATTTTAGTTCTCAATTGGCTAGTTTTGGATTTAATATGCATTTAATTACACTTCCAGAATTTCATGTAACGGCGTATAATATGCACAAATTAGCAGAAAAGTTCCCTAGTATGGGAATTAATGCATTTGTGCGTGATACTCAAAGACCTGAACGTATATATTCAACTATAGAGCCAACATATACATATTATAAACATCAATCTGCCACCGGAACTGGAGTAGAAGCGGCATTCAACACAGCAGTAGGTTCAGCAGATGTAAATACCCTTAGTGATTCAACTGAGGCAGATGATATGAAAAAAAGAAACGACTAATGAGTTATTTGAACTTCAGGAACTTCATTGTCCTCATAACATATTTGATGTCGCGTTGTACAATAAAAATATACTCCACTAATAACTACAGAAGAAATTACAACTAATGATATCCATAATGGATCCATTTATTATTTAATATTTATAACCGGTAATGTTTATATAAATATTAAAAAATTGAATATAAATTATATTAAAATATATGAATCATTCATTATAATACTAAATCATGATGTATTGGTATGTTCAATCTGCTCTCATATACTTTTGTGTATTCTATATTTTACTTATGTTATTAACAATTTTATTCTATTATATTTTCGATTATTGCAATAATTTCTTAAAAGAAGATTAATATAACACTTATTCACAATCTGCTAATCATCAAAATTATTTAAAACAATAGCGTCATAGTTGCAAAATAAATGTTATTTTTTTTTCTTTTTTTTTACCCTTTTTACTTTTTTTACTTTTTTTTTGGTCGTCAGCATTCTATTTTCATTTTTTTTCGTCTTTTTCTCAATTCCATTTCTTTTTTTCTTTCTTCAACCTTTTTTTTATGTTCTGTACCTCCGACTCTTCCGGGACGTGATTTGACCACTGTACGTTTTTTAACCCGACTAGCAATAGTATCTGTTGATTCGCTCATTATATATATTAATGTATAATTCTCTTTATATGATATTATTAATTTAAAATTCAATATGATTTATTGTGATGTTAAAATAAATTTTTGAAAGTATTCATCATCTGTAATATTAAGTCCCATTTTTACTTTTGGTTTTTTTATTACTTTTTTAGTATTAATAGGTTTTGAAAAAAAATTATGTGTTATAATTGAAATAGGGGTTATGTTTGTTTTTTGTATTATTTTACCTGTAATTGGATTAGTTAGTAAATTCTTGTACATTTTATATATTATATATATTTTATCGAAAATTGAATATATAATAAAATAAAAAATATCAATATAAATAAAATGCCTAGAATTGCTTGGGCGCGTCATTTGTATAATGCATATAATAATATTAAAAAGGGGGATAAAGTTTATGATGAAAATAATAATTTATTGGGAATTGCAGATGGTGGATATGCTAGATGTACCCACCATTCACCAGGAACCGTATTTCTAGGAGGGAAGAAATTTGTATCGGGTGATGTAGAAAAGGTCGAAAATGTGTGGAAAGTTGTTTCAAAAGAACCATAGATTATTATATGTAAATAAAAAAATTACTTGTATAAAAAAAGTTTTTTTTCGTCTGTGTTTTCTCACAGGTTTTAAATTTTATACAATAATAGAGAATACTTACCGTTCTTAAGTTACATTTACCTTACCCTGAGTGTTTTCTCACAGGTTTTAAATTTTATACAATAATAGAGAATACTTACCGTTCGTAAGTTACATTTACCTCACCCTGAGTGTTTTGTGGAGGACCACGTTCCTCCTCTTCACTCGGTACATCAGTATCGGGCTGGGATACAATGCGAGTTTTACGCTGAGAAGGCTTAGGGGCTTCATCAGGTCGAGGAGAAGTTGAAATATTAACAGACCACCACCACGGGTCCTCATAGACTAGGCGAACCGTTTCACCATTTCGAAGACGCTGAAGAGCATCCCTTGCATCAGGGTCTCGATTGTTCCATGAGTTCTTGCGGAAGTGAACAAAAGCACGTTTGTAAGCGATTTTACCATCACGATAGACTGGGATGACATCAACCCGTTCAACAAAACCGAGTTGAGCCTCGATCATGTGACGTTTGATTCGGCGCCAACCGATGTTAGGAAAAACACGGGCAATACAGAGACTTACTGTATCACCACTATTAGCGGTAAAGGCTTCAGCACGGCTCTGCTGCTGTGTTACATTGGTTGTAGTAGTAGTAGTAGAAGACATTTGTTTAACTAAGAGTATTTAATTAAGTATTTATAGCAATAATAATGTATCTCTTTTACTAGAAATTAACTTCAATTTTCTCCTCTTTTTTCCAGGTGAAAAAAAAATATAATTATTTATAAGTCTTTAAATGGAACTTCAATTTTTTTAAAATTGAAGTATATGAGAAAATTGAAGGTATAATATTACCTGGAATTTATTTTATCAACACACATATTAAATTCACCTGGAATTTAACTACTATATATAACTATGACTACTATTAACAATGTTGCTCGCAGAAATCCAATGAGAAATAGAAGTGCTCCTGAGAGATTTGCTACTCTTACTTTTGTGAAAGGGTCTGGAGAACCGGGGTGTGACCATTATGACTATGAATTTGATTATAAAGACCTCACTGGGAGCCAAAAAGACCGCCGACAATGGTCAGCAGATAATCAATATTCCAAGGACCTTGAAAAGGCTATGAATGTTGAAATCTCTACTCAAAAACTCCCTGAAGAAATAGGTCGAGAAATCCGCAAACTTGTCACTCATCCCAGTCACTATCAAAATGATATTAACTTTATTGCTCCTGATGACGTTGAGCCTCTAAAAGAAATTACAAATGATGATGAGGACGAATGGGTTTCTGGAGATGAAACTGAGGAAGATGAATCTGATATGGAATTAGAAGATGACTAGGCATAAAAAGTCCACAATAAAAAAAAATATTTTTAAATTCATAGAAAATTGAATTTTTTTATTATTATTGATACCAATATAAAACGTAATAATAATAATAACACAATAAATAATAATGGACCCTCAAAAATGGATGCAAGAAAACTGGCCAAACTGTCGTGCTCTCGATCATGATTGGACGATGGAACGGTATGATTACCCTCAGGAAGTTCGCAATTGGATTAAAGATAATTGGATTAAAGTGAATGATGAAAACGGCGGAACTTATCATGAACCAGAATATCATAAAAAACGTACACAAAAGCAACAGACGCAACAAACTCCTGTGGCAAAACCTGTTGAAAATCCTGAAGAAGAAGAAGAGCAAGATGAGAATAACGGAAAAGCATTTGCAGAAGCATATAAAAAAACACCATTTTATGAGGTAATGGATGATGCAAATAAAAAAAGTCTAGATGTTATGGCTTCAGAAGGTATGGAGGCTGCTGTTAAACATATGTTTACAGATCAGGAAACAGGCAGACAACTTTCCTATGGTGAGATGCGTATGCGTTATGGTTAAATTAATAAAAATAAAAAGTATTTGAAAACAACTTTAATTTATATAATTAAAATTTTTTTATTTTCAACATATAAAATTGAATATTATATTTATACATGAAAACGTATAAATATAATTATATAAACAAACTAAAATGACAACAAAAATGACAACTAGTATGAGTGGAACACATCAACCTCTTTCTTTTGAACATAACCAAATGATGAAGGATATTTATCAAAATTTAGAGAAATTTAATGATAATAATCTAGATGATTTTAATCAAATTATTAGGGAAAATAAACATTATAAATGTAATATCTTAGAACTTATTGAAAAAATGGAATATTTTCATAGATTTATACCGGATTCTTTAACTTATATGATTCAAGTAATTAATAATCACCTTACAACTTATAATGGCTATGGTCCATATATAAACATGGATGGATACTGGAAGGTAGTAAATATAGCATCGAATAATCCAAATAAAATAGAGTTTCAAAAAAAAATTTTAGAATATGCAAAACAAATAAATGAACAAAAAAGGTATATTTCTGATTTAGAGGCACAACTTGCAAAACTAAAAAACTGTTAATACCATCCACCGGGAACACCTTTATAAATATAAGAATAACGTGGTACAGTGTCAAAAACCTCTACACCGTTTCTAAAAAATCTTACATTTACAGCATTGTGGTTCATTGGATATTGATCAAAATATTTTTTTTTAATATGTTTTGATTTAAAAGAAGTTTTATATTTTTTTTCATACTGTCTCTTTTTTCTTTTGAATTTTCGACTATAGTAATGGTATTCTACTCCATGTTTTACTTTATTAATACTATTACCCATTATGAGATTAAATAATAAAAAAAGTGTAATTTCTTTTTTTAGTTTTATGTAAATTTTTAAATTAACTTAAACAATCTTTATTTGGGTAAATACGTTATCTTATAAATTAGGGAAAATTGAATTAAACAACCCAATAAAGAAAATAGTATACTTATGCCGGCATATAACACAAATTATTACCGCCGCAACAAAGAAAAACGGTTTAAGGTGCATAAATGCGCTCATTGTAATTTTGAAACAACAGGACCTAAATCATCCTTACAAGCCCATATTTGGGCAAAACATACAGAAGAAAAAGACAGACCCTTTCAATGTCCATGTAATAATTGTTCCAGGGGTTATTCACAAAAATTAAATTTACACAAACATATGAAAACGTGTCATGGCATAATTGTCCCAAAAGATAAAGAAGTATTTGCTTATGTGGTTGATAATAAACATAATGCGAACTCGGCTGCGACAGAACTAACACAAAAACAAAAAGACAGATTGGAATTTTATAAAAAACATAAAATCATATCTAAAAATATGAAAAATTTTTCAGATAGTATTTCACAAGAAGCATTATATTATGATAAAAAAGAGAAGTTGATATCCCTACATCCATATACCAAACAAGATATTATTGATTTAAGAGATAATATATAATAAATAAGTACTCTATGTGAGATATTGTAATTAATATAACTTAGAAATATCTTTACATATTTTTTTAATGAGTGAAGAAGATTATTTTAAAAAACAAATTTTAACATATATGGGTAATAAACGCAAATACTTAACAAAAATAGATGAGATTATTCTCATAGTTAAATCAGAATTAAATGAAGATAGTATAAGTATAGGAGAAGGATTTTCGGGTTCTGGAATAGTGAGTAGGTTATTTAAAAATAGAGCATCGGATGCGTCATCCACGAATATACTTGGGACATTTTATGTAAATGATATTTCTGGATATTCAAAAACATTAAATGATTGTTTTTTAACATCCACAAAAAATCTCTCCACAAATGATTTTGAAAATCTAATACAATATGCAAAAGATATTCGAGAATATATTGAAAAAAAACAAAATCCGGAACCTTTTGTTGCAAAATATTGGGCGCCGAAGGATGATAAAAATATACAACCAGATGAACGTGTATATTTTACAGCAGAAAATGCTAAGATAATTGACCAGATGTTATATTATATACATAATTATGTAGAGGAAAAATATAAATGTTTTCTATTAGCACCACTTATAGTGCAATGTTCAATTCATAACAATACAAATGGACAGTTTTCTGCTTATTATAAAGATGAAAAAAAGGAGAGAGGTATGTATGGAGGTAAAAAAAGTGTTGATTTAAATAGAATAACAGGAAAAATACGTCCAATGATGCCTATTTTGACACCACATGATGCAAATGTAGTTATAAGTCAAAATGATGTTTTGACATGGTTGGATACAATCCCAGAGGTAGATCTTATGTATTATGATCCGCCATATAATAAACATCCTTATAATATATATTATTTTTTACTGGATATAATTAATGATTATAATGTGAATATTGAAATACCAGAAACATATAGAGGACAGCCAAAAAATTGGAAAAAAAGTAATTATTGCAGTCTTAAAAAGGCAAAATCAGAATTTGAAAAATTAATAAATAAAACAAACGCAAAGTTCATATTAGTATCTTATAACAATAAGGGGATTATTCCTATTGAGGAATTAGATGAAATATTACTTAAAAAAGGAAAATTATATAAAATTCCTTTTAAAAATGGTGCATTTAATAAGTATTTGGGAATTGCGGCAAAGAAAAGGCAAAAAAAAGAAGAAAAATTGGAAGAATTTTTATGGCTAGTAGATTGTAGACCTAATGTTTAGCCTTATAACATTTCCAAAACCATGGAAAACTATAAATTATTTTGAAATCCTCTTCATTTTGAAGACAATTATTTACAATGTTTCCATTTTTAGTGTTATTTAATTTATGAAAGTAAATAAAACCTAATTTGTTATTTTTTTCCTTAGAGAAGATGAGGTGAATTTTTTTAATAGTTCCTATATTGTATTCTTCAAAGGTTTTTTGAATGAATTTTTTATTGATAGTTTTATCTATTTTTGGTATACAAACGCATATTTCATTAGACATGTTGATAATATTTATAATGCTTATTATCAATATGATAATATAATCAATTTTTTTTCTGCCTCTTATAAAGAATATTCTAAAAACATATTTAGGTCAATAATGTGCTTGTAAATAAATTAAATTGCTGTAAAGAGGCAATATAATATATATAAACATCTTTAAGTTTATTAAAAAATTGATTAATAAATGACTTAATAAAAACAAACATTAATATATAATGAATAATCGTTTTAACGATCTTAGACCAAAAAAAGTAAATATGTTTAGGAAAAAACCATCAATGAACACTTCTCCAAAATTGCAAGAAAACAATAGATGGAGAAAGTTGGATACTCCTCAACAAGATAACCTACCAGATAATAATTTTAATAATAAATCATCTAGATTTAATAAACCGCCGCCTGAAAAGACAAACTCTAGATGGGATAATTTAAAAAGCGACAATTATTCAAATTCTTTTACTTCAAAAAATAATAGTTTTAAAAAGGATAGATTTCAAAGAGAAGACAGAGATTTTCGAGGTGGTGACAGACGCGAGGGTGGCAGAGATTTTCGAGGAGGTGATAGACGCGAGGGTGGCAGAGATTTTCGAGGCAGAAGGCGTGGTGGAAGAGATTTTCGTGGAAATCGCAGAAATCAGGGAGGCTCTGGTATTTTTACAAATGTCAAACGAGTAGATGGGGTACCCCAAGTTAAAGGTGGTATATCAAAATCATTTAATATTATGGATACTATACAAATAAATTCTAAATCTAAAAAAAATAAGTCGCCAAAAAATAAGAAAACTAAAAATAATATAGAAGAAATGGAAAAAATAGAAGTAGAAACCGAAGAAGAAAAACGTCAACGGGAATTATGGAAACAACAATTATTAGAGAAATATGCGTATGAGTCCGATTCTGATGAAGATGATGAAGAAGATGATGAGTTTTAATTAAAGAATATATAAAGAATTAATAAAATCAATTAGTAAATATTAACATATTTTTTTAATTTAATATTTTACTAATGAATGAATCAGATAGTGATATGGACGATAAATGGTTGAATGAATTAGAAGAAGAAGAAGAAGAATATGATATTTTTTACAAAGATATTACTGATATTATAAAGGTAAATTATATTTATATAAATGATGAAAAAAAAATTTATCATATCAAAAAAGAAAATATAGACTTGGATAGCAATATTTTAGATAAAGCACATTTAATCTATTTATTAAAAAAAAATAAAGATTATAATAATTTATCTCACAAAATAATAAGTATTTTACAATACAATATAGATATTAAACCACAAGATATTAATTTATTTATGAAAGAACCTGATAATTTTAATTTTTTAACAATAAATGATAATATTGATGATATAAAATGGGAAGATACTATTAATTTATTTAAAGATATGAATACATTATACATAATTTATTATAAACCTCCTTTCAAGCCAAAAAAGCAGACAAAAAAAATATATATAAAACAAAAATTGAAGCGAAAAAAAAGTAAAAAAAACTATTTAAAGAGTAAAAAGAAAATTAATTAATTATGAACATTCTCTCCGCAGCACTAGATCAGCAAAAAGGTTTGAGGCCAATTCAGTTGGGAGAAAAGGGTCATGCAGAATACAAATGGTCATATAATATGAATGAAAAGATTTGTCAATTCTTCTTTCAACTTGTTAGAACGAAAGACCATGAAGATTTGAGACATAAACTTAATACAATGTTATCAGCATTTAACTGGAATGAACATCGTACTCAGTTGATTCTTTTGGTTAAAATTATGCTTCAAACTCGTGATATTATAAATGGTAAGGGGGAGTATGATTTGGCATATATGCAACTTCTGGAATGGTATAAATTTTATCCAGGTATAGCATTTAAATGTTTTAAGTTATTTCTAGATACAGAAGAAAATCCATTGACACATCAATATGGTTCATGGAAGGATATGAAAAGATTTTGTCAATATATTAAAGATAATACAAAAGATGGAGAAAAACATACACTTATTAGTGGAATTCTTTCTATTTCCGTTGACCATATGAAAGACGAATATAATAAATCAATGAATGATATTAATTATAAACCTACACTGGTAGGTAAATGGATGCCTAGAGAAAAGTCAAAGTATGGATGGGTATTTAATAGAATGGCACATATGTTAAACCCTCAGTTTATGAGTACAGCAAAAGATAGAAATTCAATGATAAGGGCATCTAAAAAGCAGAAAATGGAATTGAAAAAAATGATTGTTTATTTAAATAAAAGAGTTGATACTGTTCAGATTAAAATGTGTAATCCTGACGGAAAATGGTCGCAGATTAATTTTAATAATGTTACATCTCTAACTATGAGTAAGAGTAAAAATGCAATTCTCTATGTGGATAAGAAGGGTAGTTCACGAGGAGATGATAAGGATAGAATTGATTGTAGAGAAAATTATAAAGCACATCTCGAGGCAGCAATGAGTGGAGATACTTCTAAGAAGATTCATGGTAAGCGTTGTCAGGTTGGAGAACTTGTCCGAGATGCATTGAAGTATTACCCTCACCAGGCAGAAACTCACAAACTTCAGAGAGATACAATTAATGAACAATGGAAGAGTAATACAGAAAATAACAAGGGTTTGAAGGGTAAGTCAATTGTTACTATGTGTGATGTATCAGGTTCTATGGAATGTGATAATAGTTTGCCTCTTAATAATGCGATTGGATTGAGTATTCGAATTTCGGAATTAGTGGATGAAGAATCAGGATTTAAGAACAGAATATTGACATTTGATTCGGTACCTACATGGATTCAACTAGAAGATGAACAAAGTTTTGTGGATAAGGCACATATAGTTAAAAATGCAGGATGGGGGTGCAGTACAAATTTTCATTTGGCGTTAGATAAAATTTTGGAAGTTCTAGTAGAAAACCATATCCAACCTTCAGTAGTTAAACAACTTATATTTGCTGTATTCAGTGATATGCAATTTGATTCTGGTAATCATAATGGTAATATTTTCGATACGGCAGAAGAGGCTATTCGCAAGAAGTTTGCATCCGCTGGTATGCACACTAAATGGCAGCAGCCATATGAAATGCCTCATATTCTATTTTGGAATTTGAGAAAGACAACCGGATTTCCGGCTACAACGTTTTCAAAGAATATTACCTTTCTAAGTGGTTATAGTTCTACGCTTCTTAATGTATTTTGTACGAAAGGTATAGATGCATTGAGAGAGACTACACCAATGACTATGTTGGCTGATCTCTTGAATAATGAAAGATATAATATTATTGAACAGTTTATTTAATTAATATATTAATTAAAAAATATAAAAATAAAATATTTTTTAATACTAAGAATATGAATAATAATAATGAAAATAATCAAAATAATTTCAATTGGTCCAATATATTTGGTTCTCAATATAATAATAATTTAAACAGTTCAAATTCACTTAGTGATAATTTGATGACAGAATTAACAAATATTATAACAAATAGAATTATTAATAATAATAATAATTTTTTTCCAGTGCAACAATCCAATCTACCTAATATGTCTAATTACAATATATCAGATATGATTCAAAATTCTTTATATCAAAAAAATCCATATAAAAAAGTAACATCTGAAAAAGGGTTTTCTGAATTAAAAACAATTATGTTTAAAGACAATGAGCAAGAAACCAAAGAATGTTGTATTACTCAAGATAAATTTAAAGAAGGACAAGAAATTAATCAGTTGCCATGTAAACATATTTTTGATAAAGATGCAATACATATGTGGTTGAAAGAAGAATCAAATAGTTGTCCAGTATGTAGATATCAATTAGACTTTAAAGAAATTATGGAAAAAAAAGACATGACAACTTTACAAAGTAATATACAAACAGATAGTGATATTCAAACAGAAAATGATATTCAAACAGAAAATGATATTCAAACAGAAAATGATATTCAAACAGATAGTGATGATGAAATGCCTGACTTAGAAGAAATTAACACAGAAGAAGAACTAAGAACTAATATAGAAAACAGGAGAGAAAGTATTTTATCAAATATTAATCGAATTATAAGAAATATACAATTTGTAAATGAATCAACTAGTTTGCATAGACAATCATCTTTTAGCGCAGATAGAGATTTACAATATGCTTTAATGGCAAGTTTAAATGAAACTCAAGAATGTAATGATGAAAAAAATGAAGATTTTTTAACACATCCAGATACATATCATGATGAAAATTTTAATGCTGTTTTAAGTGATATAGATAGTGATGATGAACTGAATAATGTTGATTAAATATCATCCCAATCAAAATCCTCAACTAAATCTTCTAATTTTTCATCTGTTTGTTTTTCTTCTTTTAATTCTTTTTTCTTAAGGTGTGTATGATATTTATTAATTTTTTTCTGATTTGATTGTTTTTGAATAGGATTTTTCTCAATCATAATTTCTACATCTTCGGTAGTTTCTTCACTACGATCGAAAATATCATCATCGACATCATCCTTTGCTTTACTATTAAGTATACCATATACTTCAGGTATTAGTTTTAATTCGTCCATTTCATTTTTATCATAAACATAAATGAGATCTGCTTTTTCTTTTTTCTTTTTTTCAACAACTTCTCCCATTGAAACACTTCTCAATCCTGCTATAACAATACAATCAATTGTAATAGTATTGTTTCTTTTGTTTCTTCCTCTAAACTTTCCACGTATAACAAGAGTTCGTTCTTTTTTATCGGCACACCATATTTTAGCATGGCTACCTCCACTTACTGCAATGACTCTTGCATAAATCTCTCCCTCTACGACAGGTTTTCTTAATTTTCTATGCACATTATTTGATACATTTTTTTTTTTTGCGTATTTTTTATGTTTGCTTCCACCTCCTTTATTTTTCCCCATTTTATAAAACTAAACTAATATTTTAATTTCTTTTCAATTTTATAACACTTATTGGATTTATTTACAATATTCATCCAATTATCAATCGTAATACTAGAAATATATCCGGTACTCTTTTCCTGTATTTCTTTTGATTGTTCATCTGGCTCATATCCATAATTACTATAAAATTTCTCCATTTCATCATCATCTAAAAATTCCAACTGTTTTTTGTGTCTTTCTATCTTGATTTTATATTTATCAAATCTTTTTTTCCAAATTTTACTTTTATATGCATGAAATTCCCAATTATACCAAAATTCCCTATTCAAAATATAATTACTCCGTATTAAATCAAAACATCCCAAATTTTTAGAAATCCCAAATAAACGTTTAATTTTTAACACCTTCCAATGTTCAATATTTTTTTCCTCTACATCATTGTAGTATTGTTTTGGTACTTTTTTGAATTTAAACTTAATTTCTGATTTAGGAAATTGTAAACATTTGCACAAAAGTAGATGAAATTTGTTTGTATAATGCTCATCATTATTTAATTGGATATTAAAATTATCTGATAAAAATTTTTCAATATTTTTAGTTTTTATTAGTTTTTTTAAATAATAGGAAATATATTGATTATTTTGGTTTGTTATGGCAAAACTTAGTAACTTTTCATACTGGTTACCGTTATATTGCGAAAGATTTATATTTTGAATAATATATGTTAATCTAGAACTAAAGTAAGTTCTAGATAAAAATATATTAAAGTCTATGTTATTTGACGCTCGAGATAAGTTATAAATAATATATAAAATATACTTTATCTTATTATATTTCTGCGATTTAATATAATAATCATTGATTTTATTAATAAAGGTAGGATAGTGAAGATAGTAAAAATCATAGTAAATCTTATAGATAAACTGCCATAAGTCTTCTGGATCATTACTTTCATATAATTCTGTCGTCCAAAAACTAGTTTCTCCAAAATCTTTATTTTTTAAAATACACTCTAATAAAGTTAATTCTACTTCATCCTTATTATACAAATATCGTGTAAATACTAATTTATTGGTCATTTTTTAACTACTATTAACTAAATTTTTTTTCATCAATTTTTTTCTTGTTCTACATTATATGAGGAATAAATGGCTCTTACAAATTCAAAAAACTCTACATAAATATCCTGGTAAATCTATTAATCAAATTTTGCAAATAGCAAAAATTAATTATGAAAAAGAAAAAAAAAAGAAAAAAAAATAACTTCCTCACTATTTTAAACTTTTTCTTATTTTTAATGTTTCTATTTTTCCCGTTTTTCGTTCAATATTTAAAACTTTATCAATGTCTTTTTTTTCATCAATAAAGTTTTTTTTAAAATCCTTAAATATTTTTATACCACTATTAATATCTTGTGTTAAAAATCCATTAAATGTTTGAATAGTATCGACAATACTATTTCTATTTTCAGGATCAGGATCTATATTTTGTAATAATAATTCAGCAAAATGTGAAATGAATTTATTTTTACTATATCCATTAATATTGATGAAATAAATAAATTTTAAATACATAATAGATAAAGAATAGTTATCAAATGTATTCCAATATGTCATAATATACTCTTTCCGCTCTTTATATGTTTCCATTGAATTGTAAAATTTAAGTTGATATAAACATTTGTCTTTGAATTTTTTTAAGAAATTTGCAGAAAAGTTTTTGGTTAATCCTTTATTATTATCAACATATTCGTCTACAATAGATATTAAATCATCATCATCAGGATCCGAATTTTCATTAATAAGGTATGCCATATAATGTACTTCTAATGGCCAAACATAATAATCTGCACCGAATATGTAAAATATTTCTTTCATTTGTTCATCACTTATTTCATCATCAGGAATTATTGCCGAAAGTCCAAAATCAATTAATAAAGGTAATTTGGAGTCATAATCAAAAAGTATATTTGTTCCTTTTAAATCAAAATGTAATATGTTAGATTGTATTAGTTTGCTTATAGATGTTAATAAATGATTATAACTAAATATTAGTTTATTTACAATATAATCATTGTCTTTGTGTTGTATCATAAAATCAATAAAATCAGTTCCATTAATGTAGGGCATTTTCATTGTTGTAAATTTATTTGAATGTTTCTTTTTAAAAATATCACACTTTGTTTTGTCTTTGTCAGTTATCTCTCCTAATATAACTTCACAATGTTTTATAATGGGAACAAAATGATTTTCAAATCCTCTAATACCTTGAATTTTTTTACCGATTTGAATTTCACGTTTTGCATATTTATTATACGCCTGTATTTTGCTAACATATTTTTTAGAAATTAATGAAGTTCCATCACAATTAATAGCAGGGCTAAAAACACATCCATAACCCCCACTTGCCAACATTTTTCCACCTATCATCTTAATAAAAAAACATATTATATTTTTTTATTTTAATCTAAACATTTAAAACAATTTTATTAATTATTTTGTGTTTGTTTAATAAAATATCTATTTTTATATGTTTTTTTGAATTTTTGCAACACATCTTCTTTAGTTGTATATCCATTATCCTTTAAAATTCTAACTTGATTGTCAAGCATTTTCTTATCAATATTAGTCATAAATTCATTGAATCCATATGATGGTTTACTATCATATTTTCTTAAATAAATTGATATTTGTTTATCCATTGATTCTAAAATATCTCTATTAAATCCTACATATTGTTTTCTCTCTTTTTTCTTATCGTTTTCAGTATTTGTTTTATTTTTATGATAATATCTAATGCTTTTATAAATCTTTCCATAAATATCACCTTCATAACCTTTATTTTGTAGATATTTTAGTTCTTTACCAATAACATTTTGGTTATCATCTTTCCATTCATTCCATGATTCTTTAAAGTCTTTTGACTTATCATATTTATGAATTCTTGTAAATTCTTCTATTATTTCACAAAAATTATTACTAAATTTAAAGCGATGTGTTTTTATTTTTAATGTGTCCATATTAATATTTGTTTTTTTCTATTAAAAATTATTTTCAATTTTAAACTTGATATATATAAATGACTTATAAGGTTCAAGAAGAA